GTGGAGTCCAGTCGTCGACCCGATCTGTGAGCATGGCCCGGAGTTCGGCATCTGTCGCTGGAATCAAGTCTTCATCTGAAAAGTAGAGGGTGCCTCGGCACAGGGCAGGCCCCCACTCCGCTGGCTCGAAGGCGGTCTGCGCATAGCGCACCACCATGTCGTCAACAACGGCATCGACAACAAGATGGTCGCCTTCAAATCGCAGCTCCTCAATGCTTTGTACCTGGCTCACTTGACCTCCTGTGCAGTTTCGCTGGGAAGCAGGGACTCCATCCACTGATCCCACGACATTTTCAAGAATTGCTCCAGCTCCAGCAGCTGGGCCACCTGCTTCTCCTCGTAGTTGGTGTTGAGACCGAGGCCCTTGTAACGGGTGATCTGCAACTGGAGCGAGTGCCTGGCCCAGCCGACGGCGTAGTACCAGGGGCTGAGGTCTGTGTTGGCGACTTTGGCTTGGAATGGTTCGTACATTGTTAATCAGTAATGAAGGGCTCGCCGGGGCGGGCTTGCCCTTAGTGTTGCACACAAGCCGCCCAAGCGCAAGGCCGGGCTGTCGCTTTTCTTCACAACCGCGAAGGCGGCTGGGGCGAGCTACGCTTTTGGCCCTAGACCTTTTTTGAGGGATCTAGGCGGTCCAGCAGCAGCCGGCTGCGGGAAACAAGGTGGACACCGCGCGAGGACCCACCACCGGCTACCCCTATTAACGAAGGTGACTACTGGGCTTCAAGCTCAGCGGCAAGCAAGCGTAGTTGTGAGCAATCAACAACTTCCACATCGAGGAGCTTGTATTTGAGTTGATCCGCAGCAGATCGCAAGACGGCGGCAACGCATTGATGATCCTTTTGTAGAGGGCCATCCAGCCAGCCACAGTTATCCATGTAGGCATCTAGGACTGCATTTGCAGCGGGTGAAAGTTCAGACATAGAAGTGGAAGCGACTACTGGGTTTCAAGTTCAATAGTAATGGCCAGAAGTTCGGCGCGTATTGCTGCTGCGTTTACATCACAGCAAGAGTCATACGGAAGGCGTGGCGCTGGTACCACCTGATCCACAGCAGCTCGCAGGGCGGCGGCGGTGACCCACTGAACGTGACGACGCGGGGCGTAGTCCATTTCTCGGTATGCGGCATCTAGCACCGCCTGTGCAGCGGGGGAAAGTTTAGTCATTGGTTTTCTAGTTCGGTGGCGATGGCAAGAAGTCGTTCGCGGATGGGATCGTGCTTTTCGTACTGAAGCATTTTTCCGTCGGTCCACACGTCCTCATAGCCGAGAGGCACCACCTCATCCGCAGCAGCTCGCAAGACGGCAGCCGCGCATTGGTAATCTTTCTGCAGAGGGCCATCCAGCCAGCCACAGTTATCCATGTAGGCATTTAAAACTGCAGTTGCAGCGGGTGAAAGTTCAGACATGGAATTTGAGGCGGTGGTAAGCGGGCAAGTATTAGCTGACACCTGTTTTCAGGTAATACATGCTGATACCTGCCGTGTGCTACAGTGCTGTGGCTGATCAGAAAGCAGCAAAGCGACTGGGGTGAGATCCAGTTGCAAGAGCGGCGGGGGTGGCATCCTGCCGCTTTTTAATGCTTTTACCAATGAGCCAGAAGTCAGTCATCAAGCAGTCCTCCATCAACGAGACCGTCGCACCACTCCTTGAACGGTGCTTCAATCTGAGCCATGGCTTTGTTGTCGATAGTCTCAGGCTTGCGGATTATGCTGATTGCCAAGCCCAAAGCATCGCCAAGGCGATTCTCCAGCGTGTCCAGTGGCACAAACTTGTAGTCAGTCATTGATTTGCCTCCTGCTCCAGCCAGCGAGCGGCTGTATAGCCGACTTCGTTCTCACGCATCCACATTGCCACCTCGCGAATCGCGGCGCGGGCTTCAGGTGACCAGTTGACGGCTTCCTCATCCGTTTCCGAGCCGTACTCAATCCCGCTAATGGCAAGTGCCACGCGCTTCACCAGTGACCTACCACCTTGAGAAGAATTAGGGGTGGGGCTGGAGTTGGGCCGCAGCAATGCGTTTAACTGATCTTGTTGTTTTGAAGTGAGTTTTAGCGGTTTACTAATTTGGTAAACCTTTGATGCTTCACGTTCGGCGGATTCCAGTGATTCGATCCGACTGGCCAATTTCAAGATGTTGTCGCTGGTTTCGACGATGTGCTTGTGAGCCGCAGCTTCCAGTGTCTCGACCCTGGCGCGGAGTTCAAGGATGCAAGCATTACTGGCACCCACAACGGAACTTCTAGCCCAGTCTTCACAATGTGCCCACTGTTCGGGGTTTGCTTTGTAGTCAGTCATCGAGCTGCTCCAGTGCGCGGCGGATGGTGTCGAAACGTTGAGACCACTCCGCTTCCGTTGAACCAAGGTCAGCTTCGGCAAGGGCCTGTAGCGCCTGCTCCTTCAAGCTCGGTGGCTTGGGGCGGCGTGCGGATTGCAGGAACTCGCGGGCGTTGTCGTCAGACAGCTCCAGCAGTGAGCAGCACGCCTCCAGCTCCTGGTCGGCGCCGTACTGGGCGGCGCGTGTCACAAGATCGGCAAACGCACCAGTCAGCTGGTCCGGGTTACTGAGCCCAGTAGCCCCAAGCGGACCGAACGCCTGTTCAATCATTGATGCCACCAGTTCTTCTGGTGGGGTGATGGGGTGTTGCTGTGTCATGGGTGATTAGTGGTAATGACTACTTAAGAGTTTTTAAGTTAGGTACGAAAGCTAGTCGCACCAGTGGATTTGGGGTGAGGGGCGTACAAAGGTTTATGGGCGAGTCGCGTTTAATGCAGCCCCGACCGAGCTGCACCCCTCGAATTTGATGGCCCAAGCGTGAGACGCCTCAAGGACGCACAGGGGCTTGGGCTCTATTAGCCCGATGCCGAAGCAGAGCGGGAACCCTTCTATTGTTGCACACCTAAAGCTTCTGGCTCGTACTGCGTGAGCACGCAGACGTCAGCGCCTTGGCGGAGTGCTGTCCCAACGATGTAGGCAAACTGCTTTGGGGCGTCGTCGGACTCCTCGATCTGGTACTCCTCCACCTCGTAGGCCATGCCCTTGCGGAACCACGAGACGCGGACCACGGCGAGCAGCTCGTAAGGAATGTCGCCGACGGTGTACCCCAGGGTCGGCTTCCTGGGGCGTTTCGGCTGGGGTGGTTCCGACTTCACGGGATCTCTCCAAAACACCCACGCGGCAACCCGCATGAGCCCTAGGAAAAAGTTAGGCGTGGCAAACACGGTCGGTGGTTCAGTCGTATTGCACGATGCGGTCGGATTTCCCGCGATTGCAGTCTGAGCAGAGAGTGCGCAAGTTACTTGGCTCGTTACTGCCGCCTTTAGAAATCGGGATTGTGTGGTCTACTTCAAGTAATGCGCCGTTTACCGGTGACGCGCCACAGTCAAGACACCTAAAACCGTCTCTCTCCAAGATTTTATGCCGTGTACGTGCAGAGATGTAACGTTTAACTCGGATAAGTTTGTTGTACTTTGCAGCTACTTGTATACCCTTAAACTCTGTATTATCGTAACGTAAGTTTATCCCAGACTGCTCCCATATATCCTGAAAAGCACCACATAAAAAGTACAGAAAGCCTTCGCCGTAATGGTAAGTGCTTTTAGCAGACATATGTACAACCCATCTATATATGTCTGCAATACTATTTATGTCGTTAAGTTCAATACCGTAATCCATCGCTTCGTGATAAAGTTCGTAATAGATAGCGTTATCAATTTCTGTTACCTCAAAAGACCACGGTCCCCATGTTTTGTTCAAGTTTGTAGGGCTTTTTACATGAACTTCTGGTAAATCAGCAAAACACACTGGCTTGAAGTGCTGCGGTTTTAGGTTGGATTTGGCCTGTTCGGCTCTAAGTACTTCCGTGTAAGGATTCTTGAAAGGCATAGGATCTGCGGAGCAAGCTCCGGACGTAGGTGGACGGGGCAATGCGGCCGCTGGAGCGGCGACGCATTGGGAGGGGTGGCTGCCCCTCCCTTTGCCGTGCGTGGAGTTTAGTTCCAGAGATCAGCGGCTTCGCGCATCAAGCGGTCCAATTCCTCCTGTGTGCGCTCCTCGCGCGTGAATATCCCGCCGGAATCGTGTCCGATCTGCTCAGAGCCGTTGCCCTGGAATTGATCTGCCGAAATGACCTGTCCGTTTTTGTCCGAACCTGTCCGTTTTTTGTCCTTTTTGTCCGTTGTGTCCATTTCCGGCGAAAAAACGGACAGGTTTTGGACAGATCCGGACAAATCCGGACAACCCGATTCGTCAGATCCAGCTCCAGTGCAGTCTTCTTCCTCATTTAGGACAGGTTTATGTCCGACCCCCCTGCGCGCGGAGACTGCTTGGAACGTCCGATAGCTGGCTTTGCCCTGGGACGTAACCAGCCCCCGGTCAACCAGTCTGTCCAGCGCCTTACGGATCCCCTCAACGCTGCCGCCTACGAGCGGGTCGGCGTTCAGCTCCTTCCGTGTCATCGCCTCTCCGCGTGTGCGAAGGCGCTGGAGCACCCGATCCACTACGGAAGCCGGTGAGCCCTCCTCCACGCCCTCTGCAGGCAAGTCCTTCAGCTCAAAGGTCAGGTCAGCCTGCTGGCGCAGCACCAACTGCTTGCCCTCGTTGCCCTCACGGCTCTTATTGATCGTGATAAGCCGCGCAGAGGCCCCTACACGCTCCTTCTCGCCCTTGTCAGGCCGCCGGATAGCCCAAGACTCATCCACACCGTCTTCGAGCGCTGTGGTGCCCCTAAAGCCGCCCTCCTTGTTGGCGTGGTGGATGAAGACGATGGTGGTCGCCGGGAAGCTCTCGCCGTTCTCCGAGCTGTACCAGTACAAAGGCTCGGCGTATTCCGCCTTGTTCTGATCAAAGGCGCAACCGCGCATACAGGCGGTCACGGAATCCCACACCACGAGCTTGGGACGGTGCTCCTCAATCTGCTGGATGAACCAGGGGTACCAGAGCATTGAGACCTTGTTCCGCACGATCACGGGATCGTCCGCAGTGAAATCCAAGTCCTTGAACTGCTTGCGAATCCGACGGCTGTTTTGATCGCCGTTCAACCAGAGCACCGTGCCCTGTTCAACTGGCACTTCCTGCCCTTGAACTGAGAACGGAATGCCACGAGCGATGTGTTTTGCCAGCGTCAGGACCGCCATCGTCTTGCCGCAACCGCCACGCCCGTGCATGAGCACAGTCCCAGGCTTCGGCAGCAAATCCGGAATAAGGTATTCGATGGGCGTTTCCTCCGCAGCAAAAATTTCTTGGAGCGATCCTCCATGTGACCCACGGCGAAACTCTTGATCCGCAATAAGTAGCCGAACAACAGCCGCCGCATCCCGATAACCAGCCTCTAAGGCAAGTTCGTGGAGCTTGTGCTGCACTTCCGACGGGTTAGGCAGCTTCATTGCTGCTTCACCGCGCCTAACAATTTCCTCGTGAGGAAGTCCTGTAGTACGGAACCGCTGAACCCGATCTTGCTCAGCGTCAGTAACAATCCGCCGCAGATCCTCCGAAAGCCACATGCGGCCCGGAAGCTGCTGGTCCGCCATCCAAAAGAGCGTCCCAAGGCTGACTGGCCCCTTCCGAAAGGACTTCCAGACCTCCTCGCAAGGATTGCCGTCTGCCCAATCCTGTGAAAATTCAGGGTCTTCCGCCGACCAAGCCGACCAAAGCGTCAAACCAAGGTCAGTTGGCAGCTCCGAGTGGATCGCCATCCCCACCTTGACCCAGTGATCCCGGCTGCCATTGCCCTGCCCCGGAATCACCTTCAGCGCCGACTGAATGATCTCGGCAACCTCAGCTGGATCCCGATCCGAGAAATCCAGCGCCTTGCGGTTCTTGATGAACCCACCGTCCTGGATCTCCTTACCGGCGTGATCCCGCATCTCCGCCAGCAACCACTCAGGCGCATCAGGAATCGCCTCCAGGTCCCCTTCAAAGCCGTATTGCCCTTCCGGTGCCTTCCCATCACTGGAGCCCGGATAAGCCCCGTAAATGACGCCCTGACGGCCCCAGAGCACTTCGTACCCAGCGCCGGTATCCGACAGCCCAAAACCCTTAACCGAGCCCCACAGGGCCTCAGGAACGCGGAACAGGTACTTCGCAGCGTTCGCCTTAGTCGACGTAACGACTGGAGCACCCTCCAGCGAGTCCCCCCACTTCTTTTTGAGACGGCTGAGATTCCGATCCACATCGAGAATCACGAGTCCCATGCTGCGACCGCCTGTAAAGACGCCCACCGCTTGGAACACCTCAGGCTTCCGCTCGATCTGGAGCGCCACATCCGACGGCGCCATCACCTGATGGTGACTGCGCTCTAGAGGGGTCTTGCCCTTTGAGATTTTCCCGGACTGGATCGCCTGATCCTTGGCGTAAATCGGCGCATACGCCATCCCCACAGGCAGCTGGCGCACAAAAGCCAGCAGGTCCTGCGTCTTACTTTGCGACATGTTAGAGTCTCACATGAGAATGGAATCCACGCCCCCGCAGCTCAGCTGTAGGGGCGTTTTTTCATGGTAGCCAGCGGGTCAAGCACGTGTTACTGTGTAAGACGTTGGCACTCCTGCCGACCACACCAAACACCTAAACCATGGCCTTCCTTTCAAAATCCGCATCTGCAAACGTCAACGGCGGCAACAGCGGCGGCGGCTACCTGAGCCTCAGCAAACTCCCCGATGGTGGATCCGTCCGCTTCGCCCTACTCACTGACGAACCTCTGGAGTTCTACGAAGCCTGGGGTGCCGCCAACGGCGCCAACAAGCCCTTCCGCTTCGACTTCGAGCCCACCTACGAGGACGTGGTTGCCGAGATGGGCGAGTTCGAGCCCCGCGAAGGACGCGGCGGCCCTGGAACAGCAGACGTGAAGTTCGCCATCGCCTGCCCGGTCTACAACTACGAGTCCGGCAAAGTCCAAGTCCTGCAGATCACCCAAAAGTCAATCCTCAAGGAAATCGACCAGATCTCCCAAATGGAGGACTACTCCAACCTGCTGGAGTGGGACTTCACCATCAGCAAGAAAGGCAGCGGCCTCACCACCGAGTACACCGTCCGCCCAGTTCCTCGCAAAAAGGGCAGCCAAGAGCACATCGACGCCGCCTGGATCGAGGCAAAAGCGGAAGGCTTCGATCTGGGACGCCTGCTCACTGGCGGCAACCCCTTCAAGGCTGCCTGATTAACACACTGAAATTTTCAAGGGGCCTAACAAGCCCCTTTTTTAGTGGTACTATCAGTATGGGAAAATCTATTCAAATGGCCTCCAATACGCAAGACACACTGGCATCACTGCGTAAATGGAGGCTGGAACAAGACAACTCTGGCCCCTTCCGGGTCTACCGAGACATTAATGGCAACATTTACCATAGTGTTACACACATCCTAAAGGAAACAAGCGACAAAACCGGACTGGAGCGCTGGGAAGCCCGTCTGGGACCCGTCGAGGCAAGCTGCCAGCGCAACATTGCCGCAACACGCGGCAACATGGCCCATTCACAAGCTGAGTATCTCCTGAAGTGTTCCCAGCAACTGGCACGCTCAGCCGCCAACAAACGCAACTCCATCCGCTGGGACGAACAGGGATTGGCGCGCATCCCAGCGCCCATAACCAAGTGGGCTATCAAGCGCGTCAGACCGAACGTACCCAGGGTTGGCTGGAGCGCTGCCGGTTATGCACGCGGTCTCTGCGACTGGATCTCTGAGAACGTTACTGAGATTTTCGCCTCGGAATTTTCTATTCACCACCCCGCAGGATTTGCGGGGACTTGTGATGCATTAGTAGGCGTAAAAAACAATAACTTAGTGTTAATGGACTGGAAAACTAGCGTTTCAAGAAAGACTAAAACGGACGATGAAGGACTGGAACGTCTACCTCCCGGTCACACTTACATCGACCAATGCGGAGCCTATTCACTGGGACTGAAACACCTAACAGGTTTGAAACCCACTGGAGCAGCTGTGGTTTTAGCCCGCCGTTGTGGTAAGCCTAACGTTCACTGGATGTCGACTCGTGAACTCGCCGACGCCGAAGATTCATTTATGGAACGTTGTCACAGATACTTCGATGCCATTCAAGCCTCGGCCTAACGGCCTCGGCAAAAACCATTCACTGGAACGCCATTCAAGGCCATTCATGTATTGTTTCGGCCATTCATAATGCCAATACCTGGTATTTATTGGCGATTCTGCTAATACTTCCTCCCAGCATGGGAGGTCTGCTGGAGCGTGGCCGGTATTTCCGCCTACGGCTGTCTCGTGGTGTGTCTCATGAGTCTCACTGAGAAGGGGAATGAGAATCATTCTCAAGCCAAGGCAAAAGGAAGGGCTCCCATGGTGGGAGCCTGTAACTCAGCCTGCAGGCTTGGTGCGTTGCCTGTAACTGGCGCGAGGCTTACCGGCATCGGCGCGGGGTTTGCGTGGGGCGCCCGGTGGTTTGCGTGTAGTGGGTGTTGTGCGCGCTTTTTTTGCACTTAATTTCAGACCGGCTGGCACGAGATCGCTCGGGCAGGGCTCCCCGCCATTTAGCAGCTGGCACTGATTCCAGTATGGAATGACGGACTCCCAAAGCTCCCGGATCCCTTCCTTGCCGTGCAACTGGTGGAGCCGCAGCAGATCGCGCCACTCGATCTCTGAGAGGGTGGAGCGTTCCGCGCAGTAGCGCAGGTCTCGCAGCGCCCGTTTCTCTTGGCGCGTCATCTCCCGCTCAGCCTCTCGCTGATCTCGGGCAAGCTGCTGCCGTTCCTTCTGGCTGGTGAGCATCTCCCTATGGGTGAGGGTTTACCCTCTAACACTACCACCAGGCGCAAGGCTTGCCAGCTGGCTCTGATGTAGTATTGTGGGGAAGTAACCAAGGCACACCCTGCCATGCAAACCACCACACCCAAAGCCAGCCCCGCTCTGCTGGAGCGTATTGATCGTCTCGCCGGATGCTCCGGCCACTGGCTGCTGATCCGAGACGGCGAACCCGAGCGCGATGGTTTCGGCTCCTGGCACCAGACCCCAGAGCGCCATCTCGAAACCTGCCTATCCGAGCGCTGGCGCGGCGTCTCCCTAGGTTTCGTGCCCACCTACTGCAGCTGGAGCGATTACGCCAGCACCGGCCTAGTGGGCAAGGCTAATTACAACGTGCTTACCGATCCGGCCAGCACACCCGACCCGCACGGCGGCATCCTCACCGTTGGTTATGGGTGGAACGGTTCCGGCGTTGTGCTGGATCTGCTGCGGGTTCCGGCTGACGTCATTGAAACTGTTGAAGCACTGGAGCATTATCCGCTGATCTCTGAAGACGAGCACTCCACACTGGAGATGGAAGAGATCGACCGGGCCTGGCAAGACTGCTACGCGTCAGACTGGCGCGACGCAATCCGAGATCAGCTGGCTGCTTACTGTCCTATGGACGTGCTGGAGCGTAACGCTTACGGCCCGAGCACCGCGAAGTATTGGGCGGATGATCAGCTGGACTCCCTACCTGAAGACAAGCTGGAGCGGGAACTGCAGGAACTATTCCAGGTGTGCCTGGATTGGAGCGGAGAAGGCTGGCTGGTGGAGGATCTCAGCTGCGGCGCCTACATCAGGATTGAAAAGGTCGCACGCGGGATCGACCGCTCAGATCTGGTGGCGCTAACTGGCCTGGCACTCCTGCCGCATGATCAGGAATGGCGCCGGGAGGCCTACCCTTGGCCGGACGGTTCCCGCGATGCCCTGGCGCCTGCCTTGGCTTGACAGCCGGCGCGTACCGGCGTTATTGTTTCACACGAGACCCCACCCTAAGGCTCACTCATGACAACAGTTCAGGATCTGCTGGCTTACGCCAGCCGCCACGCCACAATCCGACAGCAGGATTATTTCGACCCTCGTTGCACTCGTGCTGACGAAGTGCGAGCGTGGCGCAACGACAAAAGCAAGCGCGACCGGCAGCGGCTGGCAGTTCTGCGCAGCTGGCCCGGACGCTGCCGCAGTGCCGAACCGCTTGTGCCTGGCACGTATTGGGGCACCCGGCTAGAGGTTACGGCTAGCGGTGAGATCGACTTTACCGCTTGCCAGTATCCGGGCTTAGAGGTTTGGCTTGCTGTCGCGGATTATTTCGAGCGCACTAATGCGCTGGAGGGCTGAGCGATGGCTACCCTTTCCCTCTTTACCGCTGCTGGCACGCTCACCCCTTACGCGTTTCGGTGCGGGTACATAGAGACTGATCACCGCACCGGCCTAGTGGTTTGGTGGCAAGACTGCACCTACCACGTGACAGGCTGGCTCGGTTCTGACCCTGGCGCTGTTTACGTGCGCAAGGCTTGCCGGACTCTGACAGAAGCTCGCAAGGCTGCGCGGTTCCCATACAGCCCGCCACCTGCCTAGTGGCATTCCCACCGATCAACGGCCCGGCCTTAGCGCTGGGCTTTTTTGCTGGCGTGAGAGGTTAGCATGGAGCCAATGGGTTTGTGATCCTAACGTGGCCGATTCTGAGGCACAAGATGTAAAGAACGAACCGCTCACGGTGGCGAACGATCCCACCAAACGGTGGCGTGGTGGTAAGGGTTCATCGGTGCGGATGGATGAACGGATGAACTTCGCCTATGCAGCGATGCTGGAGGGCGGAACCCGTCGCCAGGTACTGCAGAAGGTGATGGATCGCTTTGGAGTATCTGAGGTTACAGCTGGAAGGGATTATTCAGCTGCGATGCAGATTCTTAAAACGGAGCAAATCGAGACTCGTGAGAATCTACTTAACCAAATACAGGCGCTGCGCCTGGCGACCGTGCATAAGGCTCTCAGGAAGGGTCAGTTGCAGACTGTGGCGATGCTGCTCAAAGACATGGGCGCGGTGATTGGCGAGGCTGCACCCGAACAGCAGGCAGCCGCTGCACCCACGCTGAATATCACCGTGGAAGACAAGCGCCAGGGCTAGGCAAACGGCCGATAGTGTGCAACAATGGGATGTAAGCTCACCACGCTTCCCTATGCCTTCCCGCCTCCTTACCCTCGCCGCTCTGCTCACCGCCTGCGGTGTGCTCGCTATGGGCGCCGACAACGCAAACCAGCTGGCACGATGCGAGTCTGCCGGTCGCTCCGCTGCCGAATGCCGCCTGGTGGTGCTCGGGCGATAAGCTCTGCTAATGTTACACTGTGTGACAGTAGGGCCGCACTGCGCGGCTCTGCTGTGCTACAATACGAGAGCACACACAGCCACACCATGGCAACCATCACCACCACCGCCGCAATTCTGCTGGCGCTGATCCTGCTCCCCCTTCTCGTGCTGGCTTGGGCCAGCGAGTCTCGCCAGCAACGCGCCAAGCGCTGGCGTCGCAACGGACTGACGCAGCAAGCCATAGCCGACCGTCTCGGCTGCTCGCGCACCACGGTGCGCCGGCTGCTGGCGGCCTAGCGGGCTAGTACAACTGCACTAGGGGGTAGGGTTCGGCGCTGCCCGGGGCTGGGCGGCACCCAGGGAACCTACTGACATATCCTCAATTCCTTCTTCTGTACTACACCGGGGGCAGGGGTTCGATTCCTGTAATACCCTAGAAGGTACCCATACCCCAAAAAATGCCCGATTCTGCTGGAGCACTCACCCTTCGCTACGCCCAGGGCGAAGTTTTCTCCAGTCGAAAACGCTTCAGAGTATTGGTAGCTGGCCGGCGATTCGGCAAAAGTTACCTGTCATGTATCGAGTTATTGCGTGGGGCGATCGAAAGGCCGGGCGAAACCTTTTTCTATGCCGCCCCTACATACCGGATGGCGAAAGACATTGCCTGGAAAGTCCTGAAACGCCTCGTCCCGAAAGCCTGGATCAAGGCAAAGAACGAAACGGACCTCAAGATCGAGCTAGTGAACGGCTCGACGATCGAACTGAAGGGCACTGAAAACGCAATGGCCCTACGAGGCAGAAGCCTCGCTGGCGTGGTGCTCGACGAAGCCGCGTTCATGGACGCGGAGGTCTGGTTCGAGGTAATCCGCCCAGCCCTCGCGGACAAACAAGGCTGGGCATTGTTTATTTCCACCCCGGACGGCACGGCTAGCTGGTTCTACGAACTCTGGCAATACGCCGATAGCGGCGACAAGGACTGGAACCGCTGGCAATTCACAACAATCGACGGCGATAACGTCCCACCAGAAGAGATCGAAGCCGCCCGCGCGCAACTCGACCCTCGCACATTCCGCCAAGAGTTCGAGGCGAGCTTCGAGAATCTCAGCGGTCTCGTCGCAATCTCATTTGGCGACGACAACATCGACAAACAAGTCCAAGATCTCCCCGTCCTACCCCTCCTACTTGGGGTGGACTTCAACGTGGACCCAATGAGCGCCGTCTGCGCAGTGAAAAAAGGCGACGTGCTCTGGGTCTTCGACGAAATCATCATGACCGGCGGCGCCACCACCTGGGACCTATGCGAAGAAATCCAGTCCCGCTATGGCGTGGAGCGCCGCATCATCGCCTGCCCCGACCCCACAGGCGGCGCCCGCAAGACCAGCGGCGTTGGCGCCACCGACCACAACATCCTCCGCAAAAGCGGCTTCACCGTTTCCAGCCCCCGCAACCCTTGGAAAATCCGCGACAAGATCACCTGCGTCAACACCGCCCTCCTTGACGCAACTGGAACCCGCCGCCTGTTCATCCACCCGCGCTGCAAGGAGTTAATCAAATCCCTCCGCACCCTCACCTACTCCCCTGGAACGGGCCTCCCCAACAAAAATCTCGGTGTAGACCACGCATTTGACGCTCTTGGTTATCTATGCCTACAAACCTTCAACTTGGCCAAACCAGAGAGTCTGGGCAAAACGTCCTATCGTGTGTGGTAACAGCTGAAATATAGTGGCCAAAAAGCCGACTAAAGCCCAGAAAAAGGTCGCCAAGGTCATGCGCGAATACAGCGCAGGCAAACTTCATTCCGGCAGTAAAAAGGGACCAATCGTAAAAAATGCCGCCCAAGCTCGTGCTATTGCCATGTCCGAGGCCGGCATGACCCGCAAAAAGAGGAAAAAGTAATGGCAAAACGCGGCCTCTACAGCAACATCGCTGCAAAACGCAAGCGCATCGCAGCCGGCAGCGGCGAAAAGATGCGCAAACCTGGCACTAAAGGTGCCCCCACCGCTGCTGCCTTCAAAGCAGCCGCCAAAACCGCCAAAAAACGGAGGAAATAACCATGGCTGCCGTCGCTATCACCGCCAAGGACCATTTCACCAACATTGTTGAGTTCACTGGCGGCAACATGACTGCCGTTGACGACTGGATGGAAGTCCCCGCCCAATCTTCCAGTTACACCTTTGCTGCAACCGTAACCGGCGGCGCCAATTTCCAACTATCCCTGGAGTGCAGCTTCAATGGCAACGGCAACTGGTTCACCGTAGACAACGGCAAAACCATCAATTCCAACGGTCAATACGTCTACTTCTATGACGGCAAACCTGCCGCCAAGATTCGTATGCGTATTGCCTCCATCAGCTCTGGCACGCCCACTGTCGTCCCTCACATTGCAGTCGCTTATCACGGCTAATGGCAATCCAAACAGTAAACGGAGGCTGTGTTCACATCGAAATTGATGCTGAAGACGGCCTCACCCATGCCACATTCGTCTTCAAATCACCCCAAAACCCAGAAATCTTGGGCGGCTTCGTCTCCATGCTCGCCCAAGGCATCGAAGTACTGGTGCCAATCTCCGATCCCGACGACGAGGAAGACGACGATGATTGATGCCAAAATAAGTACAAAGTAGGAGCCTAGCCGTGGTCTACAGCGCCAACATCCCGCCAACTGGAGCTGTAGTCAGCGAATCCCCGTTCGTCCGCAGCCTCGAAGTCATCGGCATGATGCCGGACTGGGGCGTCATGGCAGCTGTCACTCGCGGCACGAACTACATCCGCGACATGAGCGAGACCTATCTCCCTCAAGAACCGCGTGAAGACGATGACGCTTATCAAACCCGCGTCGACCGCAGCGTCCTCAGCCCGTACACGAGCCGCCTGATCGAAACCGCTGCTGGCGCCATCCTCCGCAAGCCTATCCACATTGAGGGCGACCCCTACTGGCTGGAGCTGGCACAAAACATCGACGGCCTCGGCTCGAACATCAACGAATACGCCCGCCGCGCCCTAGTAAGCAGTCTTACCTACGGCCACAGCGCCATTTTGGTGGATTATCCGGCCGCGAGCGAAGCTCGAAATCTGGCCGAAGAACGCGCCATGGGCCGCCGCCCCTACTTTGTCCACGTCGACGCTCCCCAGATCTGGGGCTGGCGCAAGGAATCTGGCACCAACCGCCTGCTGCAAGTCCGCATCCACGACTACGACGTTC